ATTTCCATTAGCATCAGCTCTAACCACATGAGCTGTATTATCTGCTGAAACAGTAATTGTTCTGGTTCCAGCTACAACTTTCACTATTGATGTTTGATCAGATGCAATAGTGCTATCATCTGTCCCCTCTCGTACTTCTACTTTTATAACGGTTGCGGAAGTATCGAAAGGTGTTCCACTTAATGTTGTAGGTACAAGATAGTCATAACTATCAGTTCCGCTCCAACTTCCAGTACTACCATTAACAGTAAATCGATACTGAGGGCTAGTGTATCCTTGGTCTTCAGTGGTTAATGATATTCTTCCATTAGAGCTGGCAGTAGAGTAGCTGGGATTAGCTCCTTGGGAATCATAAGTTATAGAATTATCCTCTGCTATAAGTTGAATTACTCTAGCATCATCAGGGGTTACTCCTTCTTGACCCGTCCTACTTGGAGCTAAACTAATTTTTTTCGTTAATAATAAGTTCTTGCCAAAAAGAGTGCGTATGTATGCAGATAACGTAAAGACAGTTAACCCGTTTAACCTATCGGGGTTTTGAGAGCTTGTAAAATCAGCAAGAGTAACCGAAGTTCCTGCTGTTCCATCAAACGAACCTGCTGAAACTGAAGTATCTCCCGTGTCTCTATCTATATATAAATTATATTTACCAGCAGTAGTAGGATAACTAGCTTGTGTTGCATTATAAGTCAATAGATTAGACCCTTGAAATACCTCAATAGTTCCACCACTGCCACCAAAAGCTGCATTAGTAAAGTCATTATCTGTAGGAACAACGTGAGAACTATTGTTATATGTAAGAGTAAGTACACCCGATGAATTGTAAACACTTATTATAGATACCTTATCAGTGGCAATATCGGTGCCAGAGGAACCTTCTCTAACTTCTACCTCTAGGGTTACTGGGGTGGTGTCGAAAGGTGTTCCACTTAATGTTGTAGGTACAGAATAGTTATAGGTATTGGTAGTATCCCAGTCTTCAAAATCGTCAGATCCCTCCTTAAATCTAAATTGAGGAGAATCATACCCCTGCTCTGTAGCGGTAAATACTATGGTTCCTGGGGTTGCAGAGTTATACTGAGGGTCCTCACCTTCCCCATTGTAAACTATAGTAGTGTCTTCTCCCACTAACTTCACAACTCTAGCGCTAACCCCACTTATTCCTTTAAATGTTGCAAAAGTATCTAATTCATATAAAAAGGGAGAGATACTGCTCCTATACAGTCTAGCAATTATAAAATCATTTAACAGATCTGGAACAAAGTCAAAAGAATATATCTGTTCCCCAGAATTAAAATCTTTATTTATATACTGGGTAGTAGTTATGGAGCTATTAGTTTTACTAGATATGGTTCCATACCAAGAATCTGCACCAGAGCCTATTCTAATGGTGTCCCCGGGTGATAAGTTATCGGGGTTAGCGAGACTAACTGTAAATTGATTTGTAAATACAGCTCTATCATTTTCTATAATATCTATATCTTGAGTTATTGTCCCTTCAGAATTAAACGTAGTTGATCCGTTAAACTCTTTCCAGTATTCAAAATCTAACCCGGGGTTTAGCCCTGTAGAGGGATCTTCTGCTACCTCATCTACTTCTAATTCTACTAACTTAAATTCTTGTATATCTTGGTCAAATAAAACATAGGTATAAGAATCAGCAGACATTTCCGGACTTCCCTGAAGAACATCTGGAACTGAGGTCAAAGAGTAAGAGGTTTGGCCAAAAGGTCCAATAACTGTAAAGTTATCATCACTAAAAGATATGTCTCCGGTAACGGGGTCTACAGATATACTGGAGCCTACTGATCCTCCGGTAGATATTCCAGATATGTTTAATGTTCTTACAGAAGATCCCGGTAAATTTGTATCTACTTTTAAATAGCCTTCGGCCCAAGCAGATCTTCTTCCTAATATATTAACAGTTCTAACAAGGACTGTTGAGTCTTGTTCTGTTACAAAAGAATTAAATGTTATAGAGCTAGTTTTATCACCCCTAGTTATGTTATATTCTCTATTTGGATTAAAGGGATGTTTAATCTCAAAATAATCTATATAGTTATAAACTTCATCTTGACCCTCTATTCTGGGATAGCCCCAAGCAACTGTAGCTGAAAAATCAAATGAATTATCTCCTTGGGTATTTCTATCATCATTTCCTTCAGTAATACGTGTTATACTTACTGTAACATTTTGTGGGGGAGGTACTCTAACATTATCAAATGTTGGCAAAGGGTTAAACTCTGGCTCTTGAACTAAGTACCCTCTGTCTACGGCTGAGAACTTGTCGTCCAAATAAATATGTCCAGAAATATCTATTGTTTTATCATCATTTTCTGATATATTTAGAACTCTGTACTTCTTAGAACCTTTAGCCGTATTAGTGTCTGTAACATTGGTAAGAGTAAACATAACTTCAGAATTAGGAACAGAACTAAAAGCGGAAGAAACAGTTATAGAGTTTACATTCTGAACACTTGCACTGGTAAAATCTCTAGATTCTACTGATATATTTTCACTCCAATGAAGAAGAACATGATCTCCGCTTGCTGCGTCTAATGCATTGGAAGCGTCTTCCTCGCTATTAATATTAGTAAGAACACCCCCAATGTAAGCTTGAGTAACCAAATCGCCTTGGGCATACTCTATGCCATTTATGGTTGCCTCATCCTGCTGTAGATATGCTGCTCCAGTAGTAAAAGCCAGATGCAATTGATAGTCATCTATTTCTAAAGGTATTGCTCTGTCAAAATATAGTGTAGTAGTAGTATGATTATCAGTTCTAGCCAATCTTCCTGAAGCTGCAGCGTTCGTTCTATTATAGTCTTGAACGTATATAATATCTCCAGGTCTTAAGTAAGCTCCATTTATACCCGTCCTGAATTTAATAAGTTCCGTTTCTAACCGTTCGGTTAGCATCATCCACTTACCAAGTCTAGTAGCTTGTCCTTCCGAAGTACAACCAACCGCTATTGTATCTTTCTTTATAATTCTGCCGTCTTCAATAATAGCTTCAGAATCTTCTACATTTACTACGTCTTGCTTATAAAACTTATCGGGGTTATTCCAAGTTACACCTACTTGGTTTATCCTTAATCTCTTAGATGTGCTTTCATACGCAAATTCTCCACCAATGACATTAGAATTAGAAAAAGTATACACGGGCCCACGGGGTGCGTCTTGAACCGCACTTATTTGACCGTTATTCCATTTTACTATAGATCTAAAAATACTTGCCAGATCATTTATTACCTTGAATGCCTCTGTTCTTGATTGTATGTACAAGTTACAAGAAAATCTAGGCTCTTGACCACCTTTACCATCTGGAACTAACTCGTCACAGTATCTAGCTATTCTATATAAATCATATTTATTTATATCCTGGGCTTTTACATAGTCTCCTAAACCATAACGATTATTTACCATTAGGTCATAATAAACCCAAGCAGGATTGTTACAGTAAACAGGGAAATAGTTTATATTACCAGCATCGGATCTCCAAGAGGTATCTGCTATATCTCCTCTGAACTTTCCATCCCAAGTTTGTTCATTCCCAGTATCAACACCTGTAGTTTTATTTCTTGTATATTTTCCAGTTAACTCTCCTGCTTCCACAGCTGGAAAGTAGTTTGTCGGAACTTGAATTTTTAGACCCCTTGTTAAATAAGATCTTTCTGGTATTGAGTCAAATTCCGTTGATCCTATTTTTATAGCAGCTACAGCAGAGTTGGAAAAATTAAGAACGTCATTACTATAAGCAAATATAGACTGTAAATAGGACTGTGATTGTCCTTGGCTTTCATTCCTTACAGCTACATTGACTTCTGTTACTCTTTTTATTCTAACCCTAAAATCTATAAATGGTTTGAAAGGCTCAATATTTATTTCGAACTCTTTTACTACCTCTGATTTACTAGCTTGACGAAATACCCCACTATTAAAACTATCAGAGCTTAGAGACCATTTACCAACTCTCTGCTGTCCTGGGGTACTATCGTCAAGGTCTCTAGGATCTCTGGTTTGTATTTCATTATCAGATACTCCAAAAAATGGAGTTTGTAGCTCAGAAGAAATACTAGCAACTTCCCCCGTATGATTGTACCAAGTTTGTCCTCTTTTATACTGAAAGTATATTTGAAACTCTACCCCTAAAGAATATTCCGTGGCTATTTTAGAATAAATAATTAGAGATGGAAATTGAATGCTTAGCTTTATTTTATCTATATTCTCAGGATTTCCTATGGACAAATCAGTAGTTGCTGTCTTAGTGATAGAATTAGCACCATTTTCAACAGGATAAGTTCCAGTCCTTGTTGTTTGTTTTATTTCTTCATTAAACTTAGTCGCAAAAGCAGTTCTTCCTCCCCCATATGTGCCGGTAAGAACTGGTTGATTCCTAGCCCCTGATCTAAATATATATTTAACATCTTCAAAATTGGTGCTGGAAAGACCTGAGTTCGTACTAGCAGTCTGGCTATTAACAGGTAAAATTATAGCTGCATCAGAGCTTGCTGTAGAGCTAAACGCGGAATCAATAACTATAGTGTTAGAATCTGTTACAGATTCTATTGTTCTTTTTTCTTCAATGTATAAAGTTCTGTTAGTATTATAGGGCCCATTAGAGGGTCTATCCAAAACTACATTGTTAGAATTATTAATAGATACTATTCTGAAGGTCTCACTGGGATTTTCTCCACTAGGGCCCAAAAGAACAGTTTTTCCAATATCACTATCAGACCAACTATAGCCAGTAGTTAATAGAACTCTCCTACGACGTTCAGACTCTATTTTTGCGGTGCTGGCTGATAATGTTCCATAGCATACTATAAGTCTACTTCCTAAGTCTAATCTTAAATTTGTTAGGTCAAAAGGCTCATTTGGTGTAAAATCAATAGAAGTTCCGCTTCCTGTTATTGTACCACGAACACTTCCTAAATCGTAGCGTTCCTCGGTATCTAATAAAGGGGTTCCGTTTAAAAATATACTACTATCCCCATTTACTAGTCCCTCTACTGGCCCTTCGGAAATAAGATCTACAATAGTGGAAGTTTGTTTTTGATCGGTCATAAAAATACTCTCTTATCTTAGCCCATGGGACCTACGTCTACAGTTACGTAAACATTAATATTCGATGGGTCTTCCTCTAACAAGTAGTCTCCGTTTACAATCTGTACTCTCCCGTCCCCCAGCACAATAATATCTGTTCCTGGTGGGGCTCCGTAGGCAGCTATTAAAACACTGGGATTTATTGATGTTGTTATATCGACGTGTATTGGCGCTCCACCAACTAATAGCTCTCCATAAAGGATAGGAACTGGCTGTCCTTGTTTAATAGTAGAAACAGGCCCATCAAAAAGCCCCTCTTTAGTTTTGGGGTCTTCGGCATCAGGGGTTTTTGCTAGTAACTGTGTAATTCCTTGAAGACCTATGGAGATACCTACTGATAGGAGAGTTGTGGCAAAACCGCTGGGTGCAGCTAGCGTCGTAGCTTTAAGACCTACTCCGGGGGCAAAAATAGCAACAGCAATTAAAACAGCGGCCAACAAAATTCTTCCCCAACCCTTCTTAGAGCCTGCTGGAACAAGAGATATGTAAACTTCTTCTGGTCCAAGGTTCTCGAACAAAAGCTCATCAGGCTCTTCTACTTTAAAATCTTTCCCTACGATAGCTAGATCTAGTCCTGCTTCTACTGCATCAATTAGAAATTTACGAAACCCGTCAACTTGGCAATCTATAAGTTGTATTACATCGCCCATTGATTTGGCTTCAACATCCCACACACTACCGAACTGGGCTAGGCCACCTAAAAGATGTATTTTTCTATTCATACTCTGATATATCCCCTTCCGGCCAACTGATAATCATATAAGGTATATTTATAAACTTACAGGCTTTTTTATCATGTTCGCTAGGTTCTGAGCTACCGTCTGGATGGCTGTGAACAATTTTCAATATTTTGTAATCTAATTGGGCCCTTACAAATTGTTCGTTATTTATAACAAACTCCTCTTCAGGTTCTTCTGATACATTTTCACAGGGTATCCATTTCTCTGTCCCATTGTCAGAAACAATAAGCCCACAAGCCTCCTTGGGATACTCTGACTCTATATGCTGTAAAATTTCTTCTATCACTGGAACACTCTTGCTGTTGGGAAACTTCCGAAAGGTAATACTTTATATTCTTGTGCAGAATTATGGGCTGCTGGAATCGTAGTGATAGAGCCACTAGCTGTTTGTCCAGTATAGTCTCCATCGTCACTTACTAATCCTTCTCCACTATCAAAGTCCCCAGTAATATTTACTAAGTAAATTGTACTACCCGATATTCTATTTACTCGGGCCTCGGAACCAGATGTCTGTCCTATTATAGTATCACCAACAGATAATCCAGATGTTCCAGAGGTATTTAAAGATCCCACAGGATTTACTTGAAAACGGGCTTTACAAGAGTTTAGTCTTTTTCCACACTTATCTCCCCTCTCCCAAAGAGGTCCATAGCTGGGGGCTTCGGAAGATACTTGGCTCCTAGATATTGCCTTCCATACTGTTCCTCCGGATAGATAATAGCTGTTATAGGAGTCATCAGTATACACATTCATAGTTTCTGATCCACTAAAGGTGTCATATGTTCTTACTCTTCTCCAATCATTAGAACCGTCGGTGGGAGTAGAGGCTGTGCCGGTAAGACTCTGCCAATAATTAAAAGAGCTTTGTCCTGTTGTAAGGGTTCCATCAGATTCTATTTTTGTTAAGTTATTTTGAGTAGTCTTGTAAAAGTTATTTATGGTAGCACTGCCGGAGTATGTAGGGGTAGATACAGAGGACGATATAATATACTCATCATCCTCATTTACATAAATATAAACATCATTACCCGCTACATTAATAGCAGAATCGGCCCTCCACATACAACCCCCCTGTCTCTCCCAAGTATTTATATCTGAACCAGCTCCCTGATATTTCCATGGGCACCTATTTCCTATAATATTACGTCTAGGAAGAAATACTCCTGTGAAGTCTATAGGTAAAACTGTTGTAAAAGTTACGAACTGTGGGGTTTCATTCTCTATCCTATCAAGATAATATACATCTCTAGGAAGCTCTACTGGTGGATTGGAGTCCTCAGACTCTCCAAATAAATATTTCTTTAGTGTTCTTCGTCGTATAACTTTACGCCCCAAAAGATCTTCATAGGACACCGAACCTAAAAGAGCCTGTAAACTATCATTTCCTGAAGACGTTCTCAATATATTAGCTACAGTAAAACTAGGCTGTGGAAATTGTCCCTCTGACTTGTGTTCTATTCCATCAAATTGTGCCGGAACCGGAAAATACTCCCTAACTGTAGAAGGACTATCGTAATCCCTAAACTGTAAAGTATTA